TCTACAATGACGATCTACGACGTTCAGGTTATAACAGCATCTTTACTCATAAGCATCGTGGTCGGTGTAATGGTCCACTGGCTGCTTTCGCGCAACAACAGGCAATTATGACGATTTGTGAAGTCTGTGATGGAACTGGAGAGGTGTGTTCGGAATGCCGCAAGCCGTGGGACAAGTGTGCCTGCGACGAGCGACACCCTGTCGAGTGGTGCCCGCGTTGCCATGGGCCAGGGCAGTATGTGGACGAGGAAGATGATTGAAAGATTTAGGTTGAATTGTAACCTAGAGTGTAGTAGAGTCAGTGAGTCATGCCTACAACATTAGAGAATGCCCGCCTTTTGCTGCATGAGATTGAGCATGCGTTGGCTTCTGGCACGAAGCACTGGAATGGCCGAGGAGAACTGCTTGAAACGCCAAAAGAGATCGTAGAGTGCCTGCTGCGGGAAGGCGCGGTTACGTTTGAACCAGCAAAAAAGGAGAACTGAACGAAATGCCAAAAGGACTACTCAACCCCAAAAACGCCGTCAAATCGACCGGTGGCGGATTCAAGGAGGGGAATGTCAGGGTCGATGACAGCTATTTCTCTGTGCCTAAGCCGCAAGATCCACAACCGGGGATGTCCGATCGCCTGATCACCACGTCGCTCGTATGGGATGTGACGCGACTGGACGAGGAGCTGGAGCCGCTGACGCACCCGGAAGACGATACGCCCGTGACCGAGCGGCTGCTGTTTAGTTGCGGCGGCAAGAGCTTGGCGCAGGTGCATCCAGGTAAGGCGGAGTCGCCAGACGATAACGAGATCGAGGATGCAGGCGCCGAACCCGGGGAGAGCCGCGGCAACACCCTATTCCTCGTTAATACCAGCTGGATGCCCCATGAGAAGTCGTCGGTCAGCCAACTCTACGGGTCGCTCAAGGACGCGGGTTACAAAGAAGAGTATCTGGACCGCATCTGGGCACCTGACTTCAAGGGCTTGGTGTGCCGCATGAAGACCAAAGTCACCGACGAGAAGATCAGGCCCGACGACAAAAACACCATCAGCTACAAGGTGGTGGATCGCATCATCCGTGCCCCCTACGAGAAGGCCAAATCCAAGACCACGGGGAAGGCACCAGTCGGGGCAGCGGCGAATGGGCAGGACAAGGGCGCTGAAGCCGAGGGGCTGCTGGCGATGATTCTGGTCACGCTGCAAGAGGCGAACCCCGGCGTCTCCATGACCCGTAAGGCGCTCAACACCCGCATCAACCAGCAATTGCAGGAGCGGAAGATTGATCCCCGATTGTTTGTGCCGGTAATGAGCTTCACCAAGGACGACGCATGGCTCAAGAAGCATGCGGCTGACTATGGCATGACGGTGGACTTCGACAAGGGGACTGTGGTGTTTGGCGACGAGGGGTGACTGGGGAGTGATATTCCCTGGTAGTATGCAAACTCCCCCGATGGTGCTCTTTCTCCGTAGCTAAACTGTCGGGGTTAGGGGCTGGTCTGACCTCAAGCAGGCTGGCCCCCATCTAATCAGATGCCCAAGCTCATATCCGAATCCGAAATCAAGCTCGACTGGGCGGACATTAACAGCCGCACCCCTAAGCGCCGCATCTCGACTACCCGCTCACCCGGCATCCACCTGAGCGGCATACTGCAATACGCAGCCAGGACAGCGGGCATACTGACACGCGAGGACGAGGAGGATGGGATGCCGGTGAGGATGGCGGTGGGGATGGCTTGGGAGGAGTGGGCGGTGGGGTTGTGGCCGGAGATCCAATGGCAGCCTGGTGAGTGCAAGCGGGATGGGATTGCAGGTAGCCCAGACGGAATTAGCAACGTAGTACCGATGAATCGCTCGACGAAGCTAGAGGAATTCAAGTGTACGTGGAAGTCGCTCAACAAATACGGCGACATCCTGGCTCCTATCAACCGGCTGTGGATCTGGCAGATGGCGGGTTACTGCGCCATGATGGGGCTCACTTATGCGCGGCTGCATGTGATGTGGATATGTAGGGACTATAGGCCACCCAATCCTACGTATCGCACCTACCTGCTGCGGTTCACGGAGCAGGAGTTGGAGGAGTTTTGGAGGAATGTGGTCATGGCAAATAAGGATCAGGTAGAGCCGGAGCGGGCGCGTGCGTGAGATCAAAATAGAGGGCTTCACCTCCGACACCAAGCCCGATGTCAAGCCCGCCGTCTGTGTGTTTGGGGAAGCGAACACCGGCACTACGCGCTTCGGTACTACTCTCCCCACCAACGGCGGCATGAGCGGCTGGATCGCGCTCGATCGCAACTCCAAGGCCACCGTGGATGAGCACCGGGTGAAGCGCGGCCTACCCATACTCATCAACAAGGAGCCGTTCATCGGCGAGAAGGCAGCGGTCGAGATCGCCATGAACGACGACCCCAAAAAGGTGAAGGCCGTGTATGCGGAGGCGTTGAAGCGGGTGATTGACCGGCTGATGGCGCTGCACGACCACAAAGACGTGGAGAATATCGTGATCGACCGCTGTAGCCAGTTGTTCGACTATATTCTCTTCTCCCACTTTGGCCGCCGCAACCAGATCGAGTCGTTCATGCGCGGCGCCCCCAACCAGGACATGATCGACATCATCAATGCCCTGAGCAAGAAGAACCTCTGCCTGATCTGCAAAGCTACCGAAATATGGAAGGACACCGGGGAAGTGGATACACAGGGGAAGAAGAAGCAAGCCCCCAGCGGCAAATTCAAGCCCGACGGCTTTAACCAGATAGACCGGTTTGTCACGGCCACTATTGAGTTGTCGAGCGGTCAGAAGAAGTATGATATGGACCCCGAGGACGCCTACAGGGCCAAATACAAGTGCAAGCTTATCCGCTGCAAGGGCAACACGCTGCTGGAGGGGCAGGAGCTGACGGACTACGGGCTGGCGGGGGAGGGGATTACGTGGGAGAACCTGATGATGGTGATCGGGCAGGAAGGGGAATAAATATGGAGTATCTAATACGGGTGACGCGGACAACGGAGTTTGAAACTGTAGTTGACGCTGATGATCCATTAGCAGCCGCCGACATGGCTAAGCTGGAGGCTACGGGGAATAGCGTGATCGTGGATGAGAAGGTGGATATCCGCCGACCGGAGGGCAGCTTCTCCGATCACCTGCAAACGATCATAGAGCGTGAGTACCAAGCGGAGCAGGAGCTGGCGGAGGAGCGTAGAAGGCAGATGGAAGCTGAGGATGCCCTGCCCTGGTTCAATACTACTCAGTGATCCGTCTTGATTATCGGACCGGTTCTTGGGAGCTTGCTAGGCTGTTCGAGCCGTTTGGCATCCGGCCCCAGCGTTCCAAGCTCGACTATGGAGATGCAGACTTTGTGGGGCATGGGCCGAATGGGGAATGCGCGGTTGTCGTCGAGCGCAAAACCATACACGATCTGGTTGCCTCCATGCAGTCAAAGCGGCTGTCGGGGCATCAGCTGCCAGGGATGGCTGAACAGTACGACTACTGCTATCTGATTGTGGAGGGGATATGGCGACCTGGAGAAGACGGTGAACTGGAGATCAACAACGGTACTTGGTCCCGCAATCATGGTCGTGGCATTCATTACCGGGCTGTGGATGCCTATCTCACAACTCTGGAGCTTCTTGCTGGGGTTGTATATAGGCGCACTGCTTCACCGCGCGAGTCAGTGTGGCAGATAGTGGACCTATACCGGTGGTGGACGGATAAGGAGTGGGCCAAGCACAAGGCTCATGACACGGTGTATGCGCCAGCGGATGGGCAGCAAGGGAGAAGGATGAGCTTGGTACCGCGTAGAGTCAGCCTAGTGGAGAAGGTAGCGCTACAGTTGCCTGGGCTGGATCAGCGAGCGCGGGAAGTAGCTAAGAAGTTTGGGAGTGTTAGGGAGATGGTGATGGCGACCGAGAAGGAATGGTTGATCAAGGGAGCTATAGGGAAGGTAGGGGCGAAGAAGATTGTGGAGGCACTTAGTGGATACTGAAACCGAAGTAATCGAAATTGATAAGTATCTATATAACCTGTTCTCCAAAGCTATCGGGGAAGACGGTTCTGGCTATTTAATAGTCGTGCCCTACACGGGCGAGTCTACTGGCAATGCCATCGAGAGAGACCTAAAGGGATGGGCTTACAGAATTGTGAAAGCTGATCATTGACCTGGCTCCAGCTCTACCACTTCAACCGTCGCGTGGATATGTTATGGCGACGTAATCGGGGAGACACATTTGACTCCATAGCTAAGGCATGGGATGTGTCGCGGCAGCAGGCGATATCCAGTATCAAGCGGGCTAGGCGAGATCCCAAGGTGGTGGAGGCGGCGGAGAAGATGCGGGTGGAGCGGCAGGGGTTAGAGGAGTTGAAAGCGGAGGGGGGTTATGTACCAACTCAAGTGCCTGTGCGGCAGGACGATCCAGACAACACTTAAGGAATTCCAGTGTCAAGCATGTGGTCGGTGGCTGAGAG